AATGCTCCTGCCCCCGCCTGCTGGACAAGTGGGGACTGGCGTGATAGGCGAAGTATACATCCAGAGGGGCAGCAACACCCCGAAGGTGTGCGACGAGCTGTACGAGCTATACAAGGACCACCAGGGTGCCATTGTGTGTTATGGAGATCCTACGGGTGGCGCGCGGGCATCTTCGCAGACAGAAGGCACAGACTGGGACCTAATACGCGGCAAGCTGCTGAACAGCTTCGGGCGCCGCGTGACATACCGAGTTCCGAAGGGCAGCCCATCCGTGCGAGGGCGCGTCAACGCGCTGTGTAGCCGCCTGCTGTCCGTAGACGGCGGCGTACGGCTGATGGTCGATCCTATGAAGGCCCCGCACATGGTGCTGGACCTGGAAGGCGTCTCGCGGACGTCCGATGGCGACATAGACAAGGGCAAGCACAAGGACGACGGGCTCACGCATCTTTCGGATTCTCTGGGTTACTACGTGGTCTACAAGTTCCCGGTGATCGGCAAGCGCACGGCCGTCAAGGAGCTCAACGACGTTCTGGGAAGCAGATAGGCAAGGAAAGGGAACATGACGCCATACTACCAAGACGACTGGGCCACGATCTATCACGGTGATTGCCGCGAGATCCTGCCGGAGCTGCCCAAGGCGGACCTGGTGTTGACCGACCCGCCGTATGGGGTCGGGTTCGTATACGAGGGGGGCTCTGATGACATTGGACCAGCCGTGGATGCCGTCGCGGGCTTCGCGACGGCCGGGATCGACGTCCTGCTTACGCCGGGAATATCAAATATCTGCGCCTACCCACAACCCAGGTGGGTCCTGTCGTGGCTGAAAACCAACTCTATGGGTGCGAATCGGTTGAGCGGACCACAGGCGGTCTCTCGCAACCTGTGGGAACCGGTGTTCTTCTACGGGCATTATCCCAAGAACCCGCCCAGCCGGGACATCATCCACGCGCCGATTGCGGCAGGCAAGGATAAGTGGGGCCACCCTTGCCCCAAGCCGCTGCCGCTCTTTCTCGCTCTGGTTGGCATTGGCTCGGATGAGCATGGCACTGTCCTCGACCCCTTCATGGGCTCCGGCACCACCCTCCGCGCCGCGAAGGACCTGAACCGCCACAGCATCGGCATTGAGATAGAGGAGAGGTATTGCGAGATAGCCGCCAACCGCCTGGCGCAGGAAGTGCTTGACTTCGGGCAAACGTCGGCCGCTTGACGTAACGCTATGCAGTAGGTGATATTCGCAGCAACGACAGGAGCACGATATGGCAGAAGCAACAGTAAACTCAGCGATTGCGGCGTACGACGACATGGCGGGCCACTGGGCGCTCCCCGTTGCGCTGAAGGGCGGGACGCTTGATATGCAGGCGGCGAAGACCACGTACCTGCCGCAGTTCGGGTCTGAGGGCGACACGCAGTATGACGACAGGCGGGAGAGCTCGGTGCTGTACAACGCATTCGGCCGCACTATTGCCGTGCTGTCGGGGGAGCCGCTGCGGAAGCCTATCACGCTGACGGACCCCAGCGCCAAGGACGAGGAGATAGCCAGCGACGTGGACCTGGCCGGCAGAGACATCAACGCCTACGCCGGGCAACTTCTTGACGATCTCTTGACATTCGGCAAGGCCCATTTCTTCGTTGCATATCCCAACACCAGAGACATCGAGGCCCGCAACGGCCGTGCTCTGACAATGCGCGACGAGATAGACCTACAGGTCCGGCCCTACTTTGTGCGCGCCGACTCGCAGAATGTGATCGGCTGGCGCGGCCGCAGGCAAGACGGCGTGGAGGTCCTCGACAGGGTGCGAGTGCGCGAAGTGGACGTGGAGGAGAGCGGCAACTGGGGCGAGAAGCAGGTGAAGTACGTCCGCGTCTACTATCCTGACCACATCGAGCGATACCGGCAGCCGGAGAAGGCGGGCAGTCAGTGGCCGCTCGTCGAAAGCGTTGAAAACACTCTCGGCTACGTCCCGCTCGTTACTGTCTACGCCAAGCGGCTGGCCCTCATGACAGCGTATTCCCCCCTTGAGGACTTGGCGTGGGTCAACTTGCAGCACTGGCAGTCCTCAAGCGATCAGCACAACATTCTTCATATGGCGCGGACGTATCTGCTTGCGCTGTACGGGTGGGAGCCAGACGACGCCAGCACTATCGACATCGGCGTGACGAAGGCCCTCGTCAACCGCAACACGGATGCCCATGCCGAAGTTGTCGAGCACAGCGGCGCGGCTATTGAAGCGGGGAGGCAGCAGCTCATCGACCTCCAGGAGCAGATGCGTTCCCTTGGGACGGACATGCTCACCCCGCGCCCGGACGTGTCCGTAACGGCTACGCAAGTGCAAATTGACAAGGGCGAGATGATCAGCGAGCTGCAGTTGATCACTCACAACCTGGAAGCTGGTTTTGAGCAGGGCTTTGCGATAGCAGCAGACTGGCAGGCGCGCAAGCTGTCGGAGGGGTTCGCCGTCAACATCAACCAGGAGTTTACCCCGGCCGCTCTCAGCACGAGCCCGCTGAAGGACGTCCAGAGCCTTTACGGCCTGGGCAAGATCACGGGCCGCAGGCTGCTCATTGAGCACAAGCGTTACGGGGTGCTGTCTGACGACGTGGACGTGGACCAGGAGCTTGCCGACGCGGCAGAAGAGAGTGACCTGGAGGGTTCCTTTGAGCCTGACCTTGAAGACGAAGAGGGCGTGTAATTCCGCCCAGAGCGGGCGGAGGGGCGGCGTGTAGCTAGGGGAGCACGCCGCCCCTACTTAATGCACACAACGGGGAGAGTGGCCATGCGTGGGACGAGGGTGAAACTGCTGCGGAAGGCGTACAAGGACTCCAAGGCAGAATGCACGGAACGGAAGTTCAGGCGCCTCATGCGCAATGTCTCCAACGCGACGCTCCGTACTTGGAATGGCTAAGTCGCAAGCGCTGACGGTCAACGAGACGATCCTTGACCGGACCATACTGCACGACCTGCGGCTGCAGCACGTCAACAACGGCACGGCACGGCGTGTGCGTGACTTGCTGTGGGCGGCGCACGAAGACACCATGGATCAGCTCTCCGGGCGTCTGGTGCGTGCTGCTGCGAAGGGCTTTGACACTGGTCCCGTCACGACCAAGCGCCTGCGGGAGCTGTCGGCGGCATACCGACGCATGGCCGAAGGGCTGATGCCAGACGTTCGGCGGCTGATCGCAAAGGAAATGGTTGACGTATCTATCGACGAAGTGAGCTGGCAGAGCAAGCTGTTCGACGATACGCTGCCGGTCAAGTACGAAACGCTGCTGCCGGGGACCGATCTGTTGCGCACCTTGGCGCTCAAGACGCCATTCAGCGGGAAGGTGCTGAGCGAGTGGACGCAGCAGCTTGGCCGGCAAACGCTGGCGCGCTTCAACCAGGCCGTCAAGCTGGGGCTGGTAAACGGCGAGACCGTGGACCAGGTGGCGCGGCGCATACGGGGCCTGCGAAAAAACGGCTTCCGGGATGGGGTGTTGGGATGGCAGCGGTACGAGGCGCAGACGCTTGCTCGCACAGCAATGTCCCATGCGCAGAGTCAAGCACGCGAAGCGATGCTGGAGGCCAACAGCAGGCTCCTGAAGGGCTGGAAGTGGTCTGCTGCGCTCGACACAAAGACGTGCGTTGCTTGTGCGAACCTGGACGGGAAGCTCTTTCACAAAGGCGAGAACAGGCCGCAGATTCCCCTCCATTTCGGCTGCCGATGTAGCTGGGTGGGAGTGACCAAGTCTTTCCGCGACATCGGCATTGACATTGACGACGTGCCGAAGGGGCACCGATGGACGATGAACGGCGACGTCCCGGCCGACACGACATACGCGCAGTGGATAGGCAAGCAGACGCGGGGAACGCAGCTTGAAGCCCTGGGGCGCGGCCGTTTCGATCGCTTCAAGGCTGGGGAGCCTATCGGCAGCTTCGTAAACCGTCAGAACCGCATACTGACGATCAAGGAGCTGAAGGCGAGAGAAGGGCGCTGACGTAACGCAGGTTGACGTTCGCGTAACGCATGACGATATTGGGACAACACGCATAACAGCAGGCCGAGCACATGACGCGGGATGCGTCACGCGTAACGCCTGCAACACAAATCGCGCGGGATGCGCGTACAGCGGGAGGCTGTCATGGCAGTAAAGGCCGTACTGACGGAGGAGGAGCACACCGCGATCACAGAGCACCTGAGCACCGACGCAGCAAAGGCGCTTGGTGTTGAGTTCGCCAAAAACGCCGAGGGGAAATACCTCCTGGTCGTGGAAGGTCGCGACGGCTTCGCTCTGGAGAACGTCACCGGGCTCAAGAACAGCGTGGAGAGCGCTCGGGAGGAGCGCGACACGGCACAGACAAAGCTCAAGCGCTTCGGCGACATGGATCCGGACACGGCTTCTGACATAGTGTCCAAGGCCAAGCAGTTCGACGAGCTGGACCCGAAGTTGGAGGCCGGCAAGGCCAAGGCCAAATTTGACGAATGGAAGGGTGAGTTCGTCGAGTCTGTGAAGGTGCAGCACGCCGAGGCCATGGCGGTGGTTTCCGCCGACCGCGACGCCATGCGGACGCAGCTTGAGCAGGAGCTGATCGAGTCCCAGGCTACGCAGATCCTCG